GCTCGGGGTGGCGGGGTGAGGCCGCCTTTGGCCAGGCGTCTTAAACACAATAAAATATCCTCCAGATTGATTAAACGATGCATGAATATCTCATGAATACGGCCTCGGCCCTATTTTTTATATGCTACATACCGGAATTGTATGCAAATTGGAAAAATAAGAATGCGAATTTTTACAATATTCCAGAAAAGGTTGTGCTCCTCGTAGCAAGTGGATTCGCATTTAGCTACTCTATTGTCAATAATGATCTCGCTCTTATATCAAATTATGGGCCATTACTGGCTCTTGATATAATAGCCTTTGGTATGAGACTGTATTACGTCTATAACAATAAACCGCTCGTCGAAGTATCTCCGGAAGGTGGCACATCACGTTAACGCATTCGGATATAATACTGAATACACCCCGCTTATTTGAACTCCAATATGTAAAACGGCAACTTTCGCGAACAATAAGAGGAATTCTATAAATTTCCCCTTTGATTCTGTCTGGCGATTACGACCTACTAAAAATAGGGGAATCGAAGCAAAAAATCCGAGCATAAGTGCTTCGCTCGTAAAAACTCCTGGCTCTTCCTTAATATATTCTACGTCCCGAACTACGAGCGATCCAATAACTATAATAAAAGCAGCTAGAAGTACTAATATAACAAAACCCCATTTTACAACCGGGAAAAATGGATTTGAAATGTATGGTATTACCGAGGCCACATTTAAGCTACTATCCGGTTTTGATTTCGAATATATTTGTGAATACATACCACTCATCTGAAGAGTTACGTGCAAACCCACAATTTTAGAGAAAAGTATAAAAAATTCTTCTAAACCTTTTGTCGTATAATCCTTTCTCGCCGTTCCAAGGTAGATTAAGGGGATTGTAGTAAAAAATCCGAATAATATTGTTTCGAACATAAATTTCGTTGGAGCCTTCTTGATAAAACCTAGATCTCGTATAACAATTGATCCGATGACTAGTAAAAATACCCCACCTATAATACCGATAATAAAGATCCATTTCATAATATCATAGAATATATCCTTCTCTCGCATTCCTATTAATACCTTATATTAACGGCACGTTAGTGCCGGGATGATCGCCTCGCTTTACGACTGTGTAATAGTTTCCGCGCATGCAAGAGGCAGGGACCAATAAACATGTATCCCGTCCGTAAAAGATTTCCCATGACCGACGGATAAAATCCACCGCGCTGTTGTATTTTACGCCTCTGTAGTCGCCGCGTCTTTCGTGGCATCCCTATTAGGACCCACGATTTTCCGCAGAATAATATACAGTAGTTCAAATATCGGGTGATCATATATGGCATCATCTTCCATCGTATCATATATGAGGCGCATCATATCTCTAAAATGATACCCTCTTATACCCCCTCTCCCTGAACCCATTTCTGGCATCTTTCTCATAATTCTCCTCAAATTTATCGTAACGGCTTTATCGCAAGCCCACATTCGGTCTAAACAGGTGAGACCAACGAAATACAGAATGACAACATCATTGATGGACTACATTCGCATTTTGGATAATGTCCATCGAAACAGCGTATCCGAAGAGGCCAATACTATCGTGGAACTTCCCGAAGACGTAATCAAAGTCCCCCTACATGACCATCAGAAGGCATCCGTGGTTCGCATGTACGAACACGAAAAGAATTTGTCAAGCGGTATGCGTGTCCAAGGTGAGAGCCTATACTCGCATTGCGGAATCCTGGGAGATTCTGTCGGTGTCGGCAAGAGTCTCATGGTTCTCGCGCACATTGCCCGTCTATCCCTCTTGGATCCGATTCCCTACCAGACTTCCGTGAATGCCCATTCATGCCGAACCATGTTCAGTATTAAATCCGTGAAGTTCTCGATAAAGAATGAGGCCGGCGCCCTCATCATTGTTCCGCACACCCTCTTCCGCCAATGGTCCGGTTATATAAAGGATCAGACGAATCTGAAAGGCTTCTGTATCTCGAAGATCTCACAGTTGGCCGAGCCGGATTTCGTGAAGACGCTCATGGAGGCCGATGTCGTCCTTGTGAGCAATACGATATGCCGCCATTTCATCCCCAAGTGCAAGACGCACGATATTCGCTGGAAACGGATCTTCATTGACGAGGCCGATACGATCCATATTCCGAGTACGTATTACCGCGACTTGCCCGAGACCCGTTTTCTTTGGTTCATAACGGCCTCCTGGATAAATATGCTCTATATGAATCGGAATCTGTATTTCGACAAGAGTTATGTGAATGGTATTGTTTTCTCGGAGGGGTCCATCTATAAACATCTTCAGCCGCATTTCCTATCGAGAATGGTGACCTGCGAGACGGCCTATTTGGTCGAATCATTTCGTGTACGTTCCCCCTATCTCTACGCCGAAGTGATATCGCCCACGCACCCTCTGCGCCCCCATCTCGTGTTAAAATGCGCCGATAGTTTCGTGAAAAAGTCCATATCGCTCCCCGAACTCATCCGCAGGACGATCATCTGCAAGTCGCCGCTCACCAGTCGTATTCTGGAAAATGCCGTGTCCACGAATATTCAGCAGATGTTGCACGCCGGCGATATTCACTCCGCGCTCTCGGCACTCAACGTAAAGGGCAAGAACATCAAAAGTCTCATTGACGGTGTGACCGCGAATCTCACAAAGGAATTGTCGAACCTACAGAAGACCTATGGATTCAAGGAGACACTTGAGTATTCGTCTGCTACAGCGAAGGAGCAGGCTCTGAAGACGCTGACCGATAAGATCGCCCACGTGAAGGACTCCATCAAGTCCATTGAAGATCGTATTCAGAATTTCAAGACGGAAGTGTGTCCGATCTGCTATGATGAGCCGGTGGACCACCTCGTAACCCCGTGCTGTTCCCGGATTTTCTGCGCGTCCTGTCTTATTTTGAGTTTGGCCCGCAATAGCACATGCCCCCTCTGCAGAGGCGCAATTCATCCGTCCAAGTGCACGAAGATCGTGGCCTCCGAGAATGAAATCGTGGATTCGCCCACGGAACAGGAGCCGACTCTTCCCCGAAAGCAGGACGCGCTTCTGAAAATCATGAAAGAGAATCCGGCGGGGAAATTCCTCATCTTCAGCGCCTACGACAATCCGTTCGAAACGATTGAGGCCGCCATTAAGGATCTGGGGATCACGGTGAAGCATGTGAAGGGGAATAAGGATGCGGTGGCGTCCACTCTGCGCACGTTCGAGAAGGGGTCGCTCCGCTGCCTTCTTCTGAATTCCAGATACGCGGGGGCGGGACTGAATATAACGGCGGCGACACACGTGATTCTTCTCCATGCGATGACACACGAGGAGGAGAAGCAAGTACTGGGAAGAGCCTACCGGATCGGTCGCACGGGCTCTCTTGAATTCATAAAGCTATTGCATAAGGGCGAGGAGTCCTATATGGAAGACGGAGAGGCACCTGCGGCAAATTAGGAGCTCGTCATCTGCCTCTTGATATTCTCAATACTCACTGAATTATACCTGCGAACCCTATCCGGTTTCAGGCCATCTTGCGTCGATTCTATGTGCGCGTACAGAGGTGCTACACGCACAGGGACATCATGTTTCTCCGCTACTTCACACAGAAGTTTCCAGGCATTAAACATCGCCGACTGTTTCGTGAGGACGGGAGTGTAACGTAATTCCGAGTCCTTCTTAAAGCGGTTCGTTTCGTCCAGAGGCGCCTCCTCTAGAAGGCGGACACTCGTAATTCGCAGCTTGAGACGGAGAGAGATCGGGAGAATCGTCCAGCACTGGTAAAAAAAGGCCCAGAAGTCCCCCTGGTCGCTGATCCTGTAGGCATTGAACAGGTCCAAGTACAACTTCCAGGCGGCAGCGGTATCTCCAAAAGATGCCTCGATTCGCTCCGGGATATTCTCTAGGCAGATCAGGCTTGCCAAATTACCCTCGTTGTTCTCCACGTCGAAATTCACAGGTGTATCGTAGTCGCCCTCCCAGAGAGTCCACCGAGCAATTGACATGACTCCCTCCGGAATTTCCACGAATTCCTGCGGAATTTCCAGGCCGGACAATTGCCGTTTCAGGGATCGGAGATCTCCCGTATACGTCCGGGGAATTTCTGTATGTAGCCAATTCTGTAGACGCTCCGGAAGGACAGGCTCAATTTCGAACGTCAAGCAAATTTTCGCGATCTGCTGAAGAGTCCGGGTGTCCAGAGTATTACTTATAAGGATCAGAGGGCGTCCATCATACGGCTCGTTCGACTTCAGGTAGGTCAGTAATTCGTTTAGACCCCCCTTCTCACCGTTAGAGAGACCATCAATTTCGTCCAAGAGAATTCCGATGCCGCCCCGCTTACCGGACTTCACCATCTGGACGATCCCTCCCTCACGAAGAAGAGGTAGAATTGTCTTACGAAAGGATGTACCACTCCGTGTGTGGCTCGCGTTGAATTCGATGGGACGTAGATCCGCCTCCCGGAATACACGGAGCGCGAGAGTCGTCTTTCCTATTCCGGGAGGGCCCAATAATAGGACTGCAGGCTTGTCCCGCTCCCGTAACCACTTCGCAATAGATCCCTCTACTTCTGGGTGAAGACAGACTGTATCATCGTCCATACTATCCTGTATTTCGGCGGTGTATTTAGGCGGGATGAGGTGGCTCGATATCGGCGCGAATAGGCGCGTTCGAATTCGGAATACATACGGACTCCCAGCGGAAGCCGTTTCTGTAAGAATCCGCACACAGTTCGGCGACAGGTCTCCAGCCACTGGCAGTATTTAATAGGAGTGTATTACTGGGAGTCCCGCCTTGAGGGGGTGCGGCGATTCCATTGACATCCTTGCACATGTACGTAGGTGGCGTGGTGCTCTTATCGATTGAGAGGGCCATATAATCGGGGCAAACGTTCGTGGAGTTCGGAGGGGGCCACGTTGTGGAAATTTGGGGGACAATCTTGTAGTTCCCGGAAGTGGTAAACCAACGAAATCCGAAGAAGATGAAGACGAGTAAAAAGAGGACTCCCATTACGATCGGATTTGATCTTCTACCTGTATCGCTCGCGGATCGTTGCCATGAGTATCCTGTGGCATCTCTTGATGAGGATCGCCGATTCAAGTAGACTGACCCTGAGATAATAATGATCGATATAAGCACATAAAATATGAATGCGATCTCCATCTATTAGCTTAAGACATAAAAGTTTATCACGCTGTGGTAAACTTTTATACCGTGCTTATGCCGGTATGTATTTAGCGACCGAAGGCGGCGAGGGGCGCGGGAGTGCTCTGGCCGTCAAAGCCTAGGCGCACGTAGCCGGTGAGGAAGTCGGGCATGCCCGTAAGGCTCGCGGAGCCGCCCACGCCGAACGTGGACGTAGTTCCCGCATTCGCAAGAGCCGCGGGGAGAGTGCCCTGAGGCAGCACCAGCTGCACCTTGCGGAAGTGGACGCCGGAAGAAACCACCGTCTTACCCATGTCCTTGTACAGAGCGCCCACTGTGGATGCGCGGAAAATCACGCTAGACAGGGCACCCGTACCAAGACTCCCAAAGTTCACGCTAGAGAGCGCCGTAGAAGCCCAGGGAGCCACCACGGAGGACGTATCGGGGGTGGAGTAAACCTGGTTGGCGACAGAGCCGACCGCGATGAAGTAGCCCGTGTCATTGGAAACCTGGCGAGTACGACCGGAGACGGATGACATTTGTTTATACCTTCGGTTTAGAAAATATTTTTCACCGGGTGAATATAAAAGTTTGTCACCATGTGAGAAACTTTTATACCGTGTTTGTGCCAATATATATTTAGCGACCGAAGACGGCGAGGGGCGCGGGGACGAACTGGCCGTCAAAGCCGAGCACTACATATCCCGTGTAGAAATCAGGGATGCCAGAGACAGCAGCACTGCCACCTACGCCGAACGTGGACGTGCTACCAGCCCCCACCTGCGTAGCCGTGTTCGCACCCTGAGGCACTACCAGCTGGATCTTGCGGAAAAACGCACCGGAAGATACCACCGTCTTACCCATGTCGCGGTAGAGAATACCCGCGCGATTCACCGTGGAAACCGCCGTGGAGAGCTGGCCGTAGGTAGCGCCAGTACCCGTAGAAGCCCAAGGCGCCGGCGCGCTCCCAGGAGTTGTGAAGATCACATTCACGCAAGAAGAGATCGAGATGAAGTAGCCCGTGTCATTGGAAACCTGACGAGTACGAGAAGCAACGGAGGTCATTTGTTTATACCTTCCACTTAGAAAATATTTCAAAGAGCATGCTGGTAACGCCTAGTACTAAAGTTAAGTATTTCCCATATGGAGTATCTTAATCTTTTCGTTCTAGCCATCAGAGCAAAGTACTTAATTTAAGTACTTTGCGGTAGGCACTCAAATTAAGCGCGTCCTAACGCGCTTAATTTTCGTACTGACCGGTAGTATGAACTTTAGCCCGGCACTACCGTACACTGCGAATGCTGCCGGTAAACAGAATGGCCGAGTCGTCTTTACGGGCGATGATGTATCCAAGCTCGTCATTCCGGGGTTCCAAACGGACACGTCCGTAGAACGGGATTTCCAAAATGATATGCTCCGGGGGAATTGGGAGAAGACCCCGCTGAGTGAAGGATTCTTTTCCGCAGAGAACATGGAACTTCTCCAGAACAGAATACGCAAGGACGTATTTGATAGGAGCCAGCCGAAGGGCTATATGATCGATAAACAGTCGGTAGAGGAGCTGAAGATCATTATGCGGGCCATCTACCTCCAATATGCCCGGAATCTGCCGAAGGATGTTCCCGCCCAAATAGACGATTTGAACATAAAAGTCGTGAATTGGGCCGTGCCCCACATTTTGTCTGCCGTAGATCACTACCATTTCTATATCAATGACATTAGCCATCTGCCGGTGCCTCTCGCCCACATGCAACATTTGAGCCGTGCCGGGACACGGAGTCTTCCCGCGAATCCGTTCGTATGAATTTAAGTACTTGGCGCCCCATTTTGTTTATTCGTTTCTTTCCCATTCAGAGAAGGAACCGAATGAAAGTCGGAATAGGAACTGTAGACGGACGTGGGCGTCTATCGGAAGATCGTTCCTTTTCGCAAGAACTTCCCGGAGGAATTCACATTGCCGGAGTTTTGGACGGACATTCGGGCCTGGCCACCGTTGTTCTCCTCACGAAGGAATTGCCTATCGCCATCGCCGAATTACTGAAACGCACCAATCCGGACGATGAGGCTGCGATCCGCTCCGGCATTCGGTCCATCTTCATCGAACAGGACAAGAGGGCTGCGCGCCAGGGTGCGCTATCCTATCGCGATAGCGGCTCTACATGCACATTTGCCATCATAACTCCCAAAAAGATATACATAGCCTACGTGGGCGATTCTCCGGCGTGTGTGTTTAGCCCGGTGACCGGGGAAATCTATGGCTCTATCGGCAAACATGATCCATCCAGCCCGACAGAACGTGCCCGGATTGAACGGAACGGGGGCGAGGTGACGACGGAGCCGGGAGACGCCCCTCGTGTCAACGGCTGTTTGATGGTCTCCCGGGCGTTCGGGGATTTCAGTCTGAAATTCAAGAATGGGAATCGGCCAACAGACCATGAAATGGCGGGGGCGAATTGGGCCACGGACTTCTGTGTGATCTCTGATCCGGATATTGTCGTCATACCACGTCCCCAAAATGGGGGAATCGTCGCCATATTCTCCGACGGGTTCGTGGAGACGCCGGGCGGAGATAAATACAAGTCATATCCGGAGAATGTGCGTGAGATTATGGCCGAGTACAAGATTGCGGGGGGGAATTTAGAGCAGTGCGCGAAAGCGTGCATACAGAAGCAGGTGGCGTCTTTCACGAAGAATCCGGCTGACTATAGTGGCGACGATATTACGCTTGTGCTACTTGAATTGGATCGGACGGCTATTACGGCGCCGGTGATTGGTGGGGGTGTGGCGGGAGCAGCGCAGACGCGGAAGACGCGGATCGGGCACCGCCGGACTCGCTCCAATAAAAAACGAATGGCGAGGAGTTTTTATATTTAGGCTGGGGGCTATTCGTCATCAAGCCTTCTTCACGACAAACTTCTTCTTGGAACCTGCCGTGCTCCTCTTCTTGCCGTCCACATCGGCCAGCGCCTCCTCCCGCCGCTTCCGCATGCTCTTCCACTGAGCGGCGAACTCGGCCAGATCCGACTTCCACATCATCGTCGCCGTCGTGGCCTCCAGGACCTTCACGGCTCCTGCAGCCGCCTCAGCGGCCTTCTGCTGCTCCACGACCGCCGCGGCCTTCACACGGTCCATCCGCATCTTCAGTAGGTACTCGTATGCATCTACGGAATCTGCGTCATCTGGCTTGGAAATGGGGGGCAGCTTGTGCTCCTTCATAGCGGCCACGATGGACTCATCCGTCGCCGAGCGCAGCTCGATTTGGCCCTTGATGACCGCCTGAATGAATCGGGCCTTCGCATCGTACTCCGCCGCCTCCCGCTTCAGACGCCCCATCTCATTCTGCCGACGCAGCTCATACGCCGCCAGACGCTTCCCATAGTAGGCCTCCATGATTGCGCCCACGCAGTTATACTTGACGATATTGGAGCTCGTGTCGAAACAGACCATATTACTCGTCCGCACCGTGCTCGTCAGATGAAACCGCTTCTCGAACTCCTGTGGATTGGCCTGAATGTCGTCGTAGTACTCCGGGTCCGGGTACAAATCGAACCGCACCTCCACGTGATTATACAGGTCGTCAAACGTCTTCAGAAGCGGCTTGCCATCCTCCGTCTTATAGGCTGCCGACTCCGTGTTCGTGCACATCTCGTCCAAGAACGCCTTATAGTCATGCGTCCATGTTCCAATCGGTAACTCCGTGACAGTCACGCACTTCTTCTCGTCGTTCAGCGTATAAATACCCTTCGTGAGCCAGATCCCGTCGCTCACCTGGTGAATCGGTCCCTTGAAGCCCAGCCACCACGGCCTGAGCGCGATATTGTCCAGGGTGTCCCTCCGCCCGTCCAAGCGATCATTCAGAAGCCCGACGACCTCCTCCGGATCGTGGGGCGGAATATCCGTGCTGAAACCCGTACCAATACCGATGCTCCCGTTGATCACTAGCAGCGGCACGACAGGATAGTAATACTTCGGCTCCACCGTCATACCGTCGTCATCGATATAGTCCAGAATCGCCGAATCCTCCTTCCGGAAGATGTAGTCCGTGATGCCCTCCAGGCAGGTATGGATATACCTCGGCGAGGCAGCGTCCTTGCCACCCAGAAGCCTCGTGCCAAACTGTCCGATCGGTGTCAACAGGTTCACCGTGTTTGCACCTACGAACGTTTGGGCCATAGCCGTAATGGCCGCGTTCAGAGACGCCTCGCCGTGGTGATAGGCCGCATGCTCCGACACGTAGCCCGCCAGCTGCGCCACACGAATCTCCGAGCGAAGAGAGCGCTTGAAACAGGCGTATAAGATCTTACGGAGCGAGGGTTTCAGGCCGTCCATGATGGACGGGAGCGACCGAATATTGTCCGCATTGCTATAATGAATCAGCTCGTCGTGAATGAACTGCGAATAGCCGGTTGCCCCACCAGGACCCGAGACAAGTTGCCTCGCAGGGTCATAGCGCGAGAGCCAGTCCTTTCGGTCGTCCGCACGCTTCTTGGAGAAGGCGAGGGAAATGCTCTCGTCCGTCTTGTCGTCCCAGACGTACTTGATCTCGTGAATATTCCGAAACCACTCCTGGGCCTCCACCTCCGTACTCGTACCCAGCCCCTTATAATACTTCAGGTGCCAGCCGGCCGCTGAACCACCGTGGGCCGCCTTCCATGCCTCAAACTCCGCCGCCGAATAGAAGGCGACCGTCTCGGACCGCCTCGTGGCCTTCAGAAGGGGCGTGGCGAGCGAGCAGAGAAACCCGGACTGCATGAGGGACGGCCACTCCGTATGGAAGAGGTTCATCAGAAGCCCCTTGATATGCGACCCGTCCAAATCTTGGTCCGCCATCACCATTACGCGCCCGTAGCGGAGCGTCTTCAGATCCTTATAGACCTTGCCCTGCTCCAGCCCCAGAATCTTCTTGATCGCCGTCAGCTCCTCGTTCTTTGCGAACTTGTCTGCCGACACGTCCCTCACGTTGAGGAGCTTACCCCGAAGAGGAAAGACGCCCCAAGACTCGCGCCCAACGACGGCGAGACCCGCGATTGCCGACGAGGCGGCTGAATCTCCCTCCGTGAGAATAAGTGTACAGGTCGTCGACTTGGCCGTGCCGGCCTGGAGCGCGTCCACGAGCTTCGGCATGCCGCGCAGAGTACGCTTCTTGGACCCATCCGTCTTCTTCACATCCTTATTGGCCTTCGCGTCCATGATGGCCGCCGCCTCGTCCAGAAGCCCCATCTTCACGAGCCCCGTCACGACCTTTCCAGCCGTCTTGAAGGCCGAGCCGAACTTGGAGGCCGGCGTCGTCAGCGTCTCCTTCGTCTGGGAATCAAAGGACGGATTCGTGATGGTCGCATTCACGAAGAACACGACGGAATCCTTCAGCTGGCCCGGCTTGATCGGGATCTTCTTTTTTGTGGCGAGCTCGCAGAAGTCACCGATGATCGCCTTCGTCACCGTGTCCATGTGCTTCCCGCCCTTCCGAGTATTGATGCCGTTCACGAAGGACACGTGGCGCTCGTCCGGCACGGAGTCCTCCTCGAACAACTGCTTCGCCATGACGGCGGCCACCTCCCACCGGTCCGAGCACCGCTCATATGCGATCGACGCCTCATCACGCACGAACAGCTTCACGAACTTCTCAAAGGTGTTCGTTGGGACCGTGGTCCCGTTCAAACTCACCTTCACCTCCTTTCCTGCGAGTGCGGCGAGTTCTATGATACGAGTGTGGAGGACCTTCATGACGTCCTCAATATCGAGACCAGGAAAGCGGGAGAGATCCGGCTTGTACTCGATGCTCACGAACCCCTTCTGCGCCGCGTCCTTCTTGACGGACGCCTTGCCGCACTTCGACATGTTGTCCGTCCACGTCTGCGAATACTTGAGGCCGTGCTTGACACTCCGAGTCTCCACCGTGAACTCCGTGCTGAAGATATTCGTCAACTTCGCCCCGTAGCCATTCTTGCCGCCCACGATCTTCTCCTCACCCTTGGCGTAATTCCCGCTCGTCAGGAGCTGGCCGAAGATGAGCTCGGGCGCATAGACCTTGTACTCAGGGTGCATCTCCACAGGAATACCGTCGCCATCATTCTCCACCTTCACGGTGAATGTGGGCTCGGAGACCATCGTAATATGGATGTGCTTCACGGGCGTCCTTCCGGCCTCCGTCACGCTGCGCACGAGCGCATCTCTCGCATTTACAAGGATTTCATCAAACAACTTGTAAAAGCCAGGATTGAATGCGGTCTGGCGGAAGACCATCTTCGACGCCGCAGCGTCCCAGATCCACCGCAACTCCGCATGAGTGTCCGTCGACCCAATGTACGTGTCAGGGAGCTCCAGAATGTGCTCACGGTGCGTGTGGCGTTTATAGTTAGCAGCTTCCATTTTCTGGTAAGGGGGGAGGCTTGGTCCCCGCTCAAATTTTGTTTGTCGGCGCATTAAAAAAGACCTCTTTCATGCCAAATATGAATAAAATCGACCAACTCTTTTATATTCACTAAGACATTCATATCCTCATTCTCTATAACATCTTGAAATCTGAAAAGGCTGTAGCCCAATACGTGTGCGATATGATAATAATGTTTACTCTCTTGATTCTGTTTTCCACAAATTTCAATGATTTTTGTACCTGGGCTACAGAAAACCGTAAACGCAAAGCCCGCTCCGTGCGCTCCGATAATGTATTCTGCTTCCGAAACGATTCGGATTTGCTCCTTTATTTCATGATCCTCCAAGACGACCGTCTCATATCCATTTAATTCCAACTTTGATCTCAGATCGGCCTCATTCAAGAATGTGCGAGTTTGACCTGGCTTTCTTTGAATGTAAATAGATTTACCTTTCTTCATTGGAGAAATATGACTTTTGTACAAATCCCTGACAAGATGATAGGATTGTGGAAGAGCAGTATCGACAAATATAGGAATTGTACCTATAAATGGTCTGTAAACGATGCCTGGCTGTTTTACGGTGTGCCTTATGAAGTTTGACGGCAATAGTGATAGGAAGCCCTCAGATACCTTGCAGTTATTCTTGTTCGGGTAATAGTATATAATATTGTCATAGACGTTTGTTATGAGAAAGTTAGACAGCATATAAAACAGAAAGTGGTAGGGATTATGTTCACCACCGTCAATCATCTCGAAACATTCTGGCATTACTTATATTCCTACAAATCCATTTAGACCAGCTATGCGAGCCCCGCAAAAAAGTTCCGTATAGCCGCATTCCGTATGAAATCCCGCATCTTGAACGTCGTCTTCTTCACGAACGGGTTATTCGGCTGATCGCGCATCGCCGTCTTGTTATACGTATTTTCGGAGTGTGCAAAAACGAGCATGACCTTTCTCGGGTCCAACTGAATCATCGGATTCCTGTACTGCTCCAAGAACGACTTCTCTTCGGCGTGCGTGACCGTCTCGTCGTAGGCGTGCGTGAGCGCATAGGACCGACGCCAGGCCATCGTGCCGTTCGTGGCGTGGTTCGCATGATACGGGCCGAGCTTATAGATCTCCTTGATATCGGTGTAATACATGTAGGCCTCGGACGAACCTGCAAGCTGGACGCCCGGATTCTGTTGGAATTTCCGGACCACATGGGCGACCCGCTCAGGAGGGTAATAGTCGTCATCGTCCATGGCTATAATGATATCACCCTTTGCCTCTAAATTCAGCCGATTCCGTTTCGCCCCGATCGTCATCTTGGTCGTTTCGCGAATATACCGGAGCATCGGAAGTTTATTAGCGTGTTCCTTGAAAATGTCCTCCACAGGGTCCGAGCCATCATCGAGGACAATCCACTCCATGTGATCTTTGTGATATGTCTGTTCCAAAAAAAGCTGTATAAGAATGGGAATGAATTTCCGGCGATTATAGGTGGGTGTAACTATCGATACGAAGGGATTACTCATTCTTTACCATAGATTATTATGAAAGGCTTAGGCTGTCTCACATTGTATTACGTTCAATAACGGACCAGATGAAAAGGCCCATGAAAAATGCGCACAATATGCGATATAAAAATTTTACGATATAACTTGAGCTCGGTCGCGACGGAGGGTAGATGAATCCAAATATAAGGGTAATAGGATACCATATTATACTCCAAAATCCGAAAATGAGATAGTTGCCCATTTTAAAGGGGCCAGATTGGGCCTCAATCGTCGGTGAAATATATAAAGTAATAAAGCAAATAGCTAAGGAAAATAGGGGAGCGATCCAGTATAACAAAACATCTATCAGCCAGAAATGTATGGCCGCCGCTCCAGCCCCGAGAACGGATAGCTTTGTATTTACAAGAGTCCTTTTGCGGGCGTATAAATCAAGATTTCTTCTGGAAAAATCCCCTATCTTAAGATCAATATCGATCTGTTTCTGTGAATCCATTGTTGCCCTATAGGCTTCCACTTCCCCTTTGAGAATTGTGTAGGCTGTGACTAATTCGATGGCTTTGGGATCAGTATTTCCAGTGAAATCCTTTATGAAAGTTGTCGCGTCGTCGCGTATTCGCTCGAGATTGTATTTCGATTGTGCGTAAATGATTGACTCCATGAGCCCTCGGTTGATTACGGGTGCGGAAGAGCCGGATCCAGAAGGGGGGGGAGGGACG